GAAGTTATTGTTGGGTGTACTACCTATCCCAGTAATGCCATACTTAGTGTTAGTTAATATTTCATCGAATGAGCATCTGGTAGTTCCACCTGATATAGTTATTGCGTTTCCTCTGTTTGATACTCCGCCTACGTTAATGTTATTTACCTGGCAACCAACCATATTCCCAAGAAAAATACCGCTATTGCTATCTAAATATGCCGTATTCGCCGCCCTGTCCATTAATACATAAATGTTGCTAATCTGAGCGCCAGCACCATATGATAGTGAAATGGCGCTTCTCCCTTGCGTATCAGTTGATAATGGGCTGCAAAAAAGATGCAGGTCATGAAATTTAGCAAGATTACAGTTTGCTGGCATCAAAATTGATTCATTAGTACAATTCATATGCCCGTTATGAACCCACGGAGATAAAACACCTGGACTGGTAATTTGTCCTGTTAGTGAAGGAACAACAGTTTCCGGCTGAACAATACCGCCGACCATTCCGTTATTGATATTCATCATTTCAAAATCATATACATGAACACCTTCTACATAATCTGGGAAATTTAATGCAGTGTTGCAATAAAATATCCAAACTCTTGATATTGAAAAATCAACAACATATCCGTCACCACCTACGGTAATGGCTTCCCCAAGAAAAACTCCAGATGATTGAACATATCCGCAATATGCAAACCCTTGTATGCGAAAGTTCATCACGCTGATCAAATTTATCCCACGAAACCATCCACCGGTTGTCACGTCATTACCAGCTATTCTGATGTTCTCAATGGCACCACGGAATTCAGTTCGATATCCTAATTGCGCGAGTGATGTCGAAGTTCCAGGGATTAATATTTGTGCACGCCCATCAATTTTAAGGGCGGTTTCCTTCGTTGTTGAGCTTGGTGTCCCTGTCCGCAGAATCCCAAAATCACGCAACCAGAATTTGCTATCTTTATCATTTTGCAGGGTAATAACAATACCATCACCTGTGCCAGTAAAGATAAAATCGCTCAACCCATCACCAAGCCCCTGAATACTGGTTTTACCAGTTATATTCAATGTTTGAGATAAGGAGTATTTCTTACCAAGCATTGAAAAACCGCCAGCGTTTCCCGCCGCAGTAGCTGCTGCCCAGTCAATAGATTGCGTCAACGAGGTAACGAATGAATATACCATCTGCGCTGCGGTCAGCGTTGAAAACCGCTCCGATAGCGGATGATTGATGCCATCCCCGATAGCGCCAAAATCTTCTAATGTGCGAAAATCTGAGTTTTTATCGTGCTGAGAGCGCGCCACTGCGCCAGCCAGCGGAGATTTATTAAAGACCAGATCGGTCCCTTTTCCGGCAGCGGTGCTAGCGAAGTCGGTATAAACCTGGTCAATATCCATTTGCTGTGCCAGATCATTAAACGTTCCGGCAGTAAACAGGTTCGCAACGCTGGCCCCTGAATCCCAGCTTGCCGCCGTCGTCCCTTCCTGACCTCTGGTAATGGTGAGCGTGTCGCCAGAGCGTGCTGTGACGTGCACGATTTCTTTCGTTTTCCCGGCGGCAAGCGATGTGAGCGTGACCTTAAAATAGCTCGTTCCTGGCACAGGTGACGGGAACAAGTCGCCCGTCCCGGTGCTTACCTGTAATGTCGTTGATGCGGCGCTGATACCGGAAACGAGCAGGGTTGATGCATTGTTTGCCGCAAGAAGCTGGAGAGCCATTTATCCTCCGGATTTAGGCAATAAAAAACCCGCTCAATGGCGGGTTCGGGAATTTCTCTGGAGACTGGTTTAGCCGATGATTACGACTTCACCGTTCAGGTAAAAAGGGATGTGCAGCAGCCCGCTGTCAAACGCCTGCTTGAAGAGATCGGCATATTCATAGCCGTTACTTTTTATCAACACACCATCGTTTTGATCGTACTGCCTGTCGTTGAATTCCATATCGTTGTAAAGGGCCGCGTCGGTAAGCTGCGTGTACCCTTTCGTGATGGTAATTACCATCCCGGCATCCGAGAAAACAACGGAGACAATCCAGTGCTGGTCATTTGGGATATCTGTGCCATCAACACCTGTCAGGAAGCGCATAATCCGGCGTTTCAGCCAGGGGATCGTAAAATAGAACCCGTCACCCTTATAAAAATTCCAGGTCATGATTCGCTTGAACAGGTCATCAGAAACGACAACCTGATCTGACTTTGCAACGACTTTTCGGGTATTGAACGGCAGTCTGTTGAAGGTGAAAGTGTTGAACGGGCCGTAAATCTGGCGTTTACCGCTGGTCAGTACCGGCGGCTTTACCCCGTAGATGCCGTATGCAATCCACCTTAGCTGATCACCAGCCTGATAGCCGCCTGCAAAAATAGGCAGGTTGGCACTCGTCATCCAGGTGTAAATCTGCTGGGCCATTGAGTTATACGCGGTGACAAATGCGCGCAGGTCGTCGTCATCGTTGTACTGCGTGTACAGATACGAATTGATGATTGAATCAAGCATCCTATACCCCGCTAACTGTCACGCCATCATCCGATATATACCAGTAGCTGTAAGGGTCTCCGCTGATAATATTGGTGTTTTCGTCAGGGTCCGTAATCGTTCCGTTGACGGTCACAATGATGGAAAGCGAGCTGATCAGGCTCATATCCAGAACGGTATTAATGGCCTGGAGAAAAATGTCTTTCAGGTTATTGATGTTAAGAGGTTTACCCGCAAATATCTGGTTGATATAGGAAATGGTCGGCGAGGCCACCAGACTTGATACCGTGGCATCCGTCAGATAGTTAACAGATGCGGTTCGCCATTCATATCTGATTGTCACTCGCTGCATCAGCGGGATAACAAAGGGGATCAGATAATCATCAGGCCAGTCGTTGATCGTGACGACATTGTTCCGAAGGTTAGGTGTAACCACACCGCCACCCGTCCAGCTTCCTGATGCGATAGTGTTGATCCCGATTGAAAATGTATGCGGTGACAGCACGGTCACGGTTAACGGCACATTATTGATGCCCGTCATTCCGGTAACGCCAGAAATCTCGATAACCTGGCCGTCGCTGTAGCCGTGCGTAATGTCGGTAGTGACAACACCAGGATTTGCGTTGCTGATCCCTGTAACGTTCAATGTGCAACCGCTCAGCCGGCTGATATCCCCCGCTGATTTATAGATGGCTCCGGCCATTTCATAAATGTCACCACCACCGCACATAATGACCCAGCCATTAGCGCTCTGAACGACCGATACAAGACGCGCCTGCACATTCGCAACATCTGTCAGCTTCTGGCGAATAAATCCCGGATAACCCTGCACAGTGGACATTTGCCCCTGCCATACCCGGTCCCTGAACTGGTAATTAGTTTCCGGGTCACCTCCTGGCGTTCCGGCGACAGGGTTAGTGCAGGTCAGTACAATATCCGAAGGAAGACTGGTAATAATCTGGTTAACGGTATTTTCAGGAACCGCCCATGATCCGGTTACGGTTGCCTCGCAGGTCACCGACGACGTTACTCCTCCAGTCGGAATTATTGTGGCATCCGCCAGCGCATAGCTGTTTGTTCCATCAGAGACCAGAAAACCCTGCGGAATAGCGAAACCGGCAGGACCGGAAAACTGGACACCTACGGTCGTTAGTCCCTGCGTCTTTTGCGGTGCTATGCCGCTTTGCTGGGCCAGCAGGTTCAGCATCGTCAAGTTAGCTTTCAGTGGGCCCACCGAGTTAATCAGATCAACTCTCGCCTGGTCACAAACCAGCAGCGCGCCTACGTCCGTGCTGACAATGTCCTCAATCAGAGAACCGGGTAAATCAGTTGTCAGTCCGGGGGACAGGGCCACAGCCTGAGCAATGAGTTGCTCGCGCAAACTCTCTGCGGTTTGCGGTACCGGGCCAGCCGCGGTATAGCTGACAGACAAATCACTCATACATTCACCTGTGCAATAATTTTTGAGCCTGCATTCGTTATGGCTGAAATGTTGTAAACGGGAGGGTCATCACTGACCATGGCAATCTGTAACGAGGAAAAATACTGACTGAATTGTTGCTGCAGGCGGTTAACGTAATAGGTTGGTAAGATTTGCTGAATAACGGATGCCTGCGCCGGTATGCCGTTATTGGCGAAGAATGGCGACTCCTGGGGAGCTAATTTCAGGTTCTGCACCAACGTTGTCAGGTAAATGGCATCGTTAAATCCGTACTCATCGGTTTCAACCAGGACCCATTTACCCTCTGAATTTCTGCCATAGGTTCTCATTCGGTAATGTTCCCGCTGAATGAACTGGTTGGCGACCCGGTATTACCTCCGCCATTACCGTTCGTGTGCTGATGACTGTTCAGCCATGACACCAGCGCTTCCCACCCGGCCTGCATAACAGCCGGACTTGTACTGGCAGATGCATCCTGTAATTTACCGGCCTGTCCTGTCAGTTGCCACATGCCCTGGGTAAGTGACAGGACAGTACCGCCCACCGTCACCGTAAAGCTTTCAGGCGTCGCTATGGCTACGCTCTGGGGAGTTAACAGAAATGTACTGTTGCTCGCCCTGTCACGAATGGTGACTCCCTCCGGCCCGTACATCGTCAGCACTTCGCCGTCGACGTCACCCCACTCGGTATTGCTGATCGGCAAATAGGTCAGGGCGCTCAAGTTTGGCGGCTGCGTCAGATCTGCGGTGCCCCCACCCTGGCCGCTCATGCCGCCGATATAAGCATCGGCCGGGATGACAATGCCCTTATCACCAGGCTGCATCGGGTAGCGGATATACTCCGGACCGAAAAGGGGAATGGTCACTTGCGGAAGAGTAAAAGGGATATTCGTCAGGCTGAACGAAACGGTAACCATTTTCCCGGATCGTGAAACAACCGTTGCCGGGAGCGTTTTTCCGGCCAGTTCCATGGCCTGCAGTATTTTTTCTTCGGAAAAGTTATTCATGCTCTTTCCGAAGTTCAGGCGCTGGCTGATCGTCATTGTGCTGGCCCCGTGGTTGTGAACGCCTCGATGATGGTCACCCAGCTATTAGCATCTGCCTGGCGGCTGTTTCCCACCAGACGTACAGCGCTGACCTGGAACACGCCTGTAAAGGCTGCCTGGTTGCGATACTGTGAATAGGATGAGGCCTGAATGATTGTGCTGGCGCCCGCCGGTAGTTTCAGGAAGTCGCCCACCTGAATATCAGCGCGCATGACAGTCCGGATCATGACCTTGTTAAATTCAATCCACGTCGGCTGACCAACCAGATCAGTAAATTCAAGCTGAATGGGAGAGTTTTTTTTCGTAGTGGTCAGGCTGTCCCAGGCGCGAATTTCTTTGCCAGGGAAAATGCATAATTCAACGCCTGAGTAATTCTGATCTCTGATGATGCTTTTGCTGATGGATTTAATATTCGCTGCCAGTTGCTGCACGCTTGAACAGAATATTGGCGCGTCATAGTTCATCACCAGGTTATCGCTGATTTCGATCTTGATTTTGTAATCCGGGTAAGCGCGTTGCAGGGCAAAATATAACGCTATAGATAGTTTCTGCCCCTTTCCCCACGGCATCGTAATATTGACAGGGGAATTGACTGACCCGGCACCAGCCGTGATTATCATGTCCAGAGATAATTCAGTCCCCTGCCAGTTCCCGAAAGGCTGCTGAATTTCGCCTTCGAGTACTAACCCGCTTTGCTTCTGTTTGGCTAACGGTAGCCCCTTTGACATTCCGGCAAAGCCTTTAATGGTCATTCCGAACATGTTTTGCTGGGCCTGCTGCATCTCTTTAATGCTGACCCCGTAAACCCTGACAAGGCTGGAGCCCATGGGGGTGGACATGCCGTACTTCTGGATATCAAACTCCACCATCAGGCAGCCGGGATTAAAATTTCCGTAGTCATCCAGACTCTTATAGCGCCTGTACAACTTCCCATTTTTGTCGAAAATCTGAAAGTCATAGAAGCGCATCAGGTTGTAACCTCTATTTTCCCATTTTTCTCACGCCAGATCAGGGTTGTTGAGGAAAACACGCTATAGATAAGGTTGATACCGCCAGTGGACACAGAGCCGACCATTGGCGTATTCAGAATGGTGTTGCCTGAATTATCAGTGATCAGCAGGTACCAGCGCTGGGAGGCGATATTCCACTTTATCTGGCAGTTGTAGACCGTCCCGTCCAGTACCGGCGTAAACAGCATGCTTTCGCGCTCATTGCCGGTAAACGTATAGAGTTCTGTGCTCATAGGCCGAATGTTCCACTTAGTTTACCCACCAGCCCGACGATACTGGATGCCACACCAGACACAGCGCCACCCAGCGAGGTGTTGCCCAGAGCGGCAACGGTGTTGGTCCATGACGCATCAGTCATCTTCGTACCACCGTCAATCTTGCTGAGAAAGCTGTTAACAGCCTGCTCCGCTCCGGTTTCCGTAACCAGGGGTTGCTCAAAATCCCACATCCATGAGCGCTGAGGCACGGGTTCGCTTGAACTGGTCACATCCTTGACGGTGCGCAGGATGCAGCCGCTGTAAATCAGCGCCGGGGTTGCGATAATGAATGTGCCCCCCAGATTCGCATGCGCCTGTAATACAGCCTGCAGCGCGCTGATCGTTACCAGCTTTGTCATCGCCCCGGTATTTTCATTGACCGGGGCATCCATCAACAGGCTGATGCGCAACGGTTGGGCCAGCAGCGCGTTAGCCGCCACGGTCTGGTTAGCGAACGGATAGCGGGCAATGTCATAATCAACCAGCGTGCCGCCCTGCACAGGCCGCCAGTGGCAGAAATACTTATCCAGATCGGTCAGGTTTATCGCGCCACCGATCAGCCCCGTAACAAAGCTGGCGCTTTGCGTAAGGGCCACAATCGGCAGCATGCCGCCAGGTATACTTTGCGCGATACCGTCACAGAGAATAACCGGCGATATTTCAAAACCGAGTTTGTAGAGCTCGCGGGTGAATGCCATTATCCGGTAACCCCAAGTTGCGCGCCGGAAACAACTGCGTTGCCTCCGGTGTTGTTGAATATCTGGATCACCGCCCCTTCACTGACCCGGTAGCCAGCGCCCTCTTTTTGCGACATGGCAGAAATGAGTTTTGCCAGTACCGCCGGATTGTTCAGATCGAGCTTCTCGTTTTCACCAAACCGGGTTGCTTTTACAACGTGACGGATGTATTCGGCGGTGTCGTTTTCGTTCGATGGCGCCCATTTTTTGGCGATATCACTAACCGTATTTACCCCGCGGGTGCCATAAATCTGCAACTGCTTGGCCGCAGCCAGTACACCTTCATCGAGGGTGGGGAACACCGCAAAATCACCACTTCTGGTGTTATGCGTGCCGTATCCCTCAGCCCATCTCAGGTTTGTGGGGTTATTGAACCGGTCGGCAATGGTTCTGCCGGACGCGTTAACGTTGGCCGGCTGTGAATCAACAGGCGTTACGGCACCGCTGGAAAAGAAGCGTTTAACACCTTTCAGCCAGCCCCACACATGCGGGTCATCGTCGCTGCCTGGTACATACTTCTTCCCGGTCTGCGGATCAACGACAGTGTCGTTTCCTAGAATCGATGACCCCGAGGTTACGTCAGCCGCCGACAGGTTGGTTTTTCCGACAATCCAGTCGACGACTTTTCCGATCACGTTCCCCAGTTTCTCAACCTTCGTCATAAAGTCTTCGACGTCTTTGGAGAACTCCGGCGAGGCCAGATAATTGCCAAAGCGCTGAATACCACCCGACAGGTTGTCAATCCATTTGCCCAGTTCAGGCGATTTCAGGACGGTATCAATCGCCACTGAAAGCGAGTCGGATAATTTAGTCAGTGCCGGGGTGAGCGGGGCCAGACCACGAATAAACGTGTTACGGATGCTCTGGATACTGAAATCCAGTTGTACGTTAAAGTCCTGCCACTGTTTCGCTTGCTGGTCGGTGATCTGCAACAATCTGGCGTCGCGCTGCGCGCGCTTATCCATGGCATCCAGTTCCGCTTCGCTCATGTTTTTGAAGCGGTTCAGGTCGTCCAGAGTAAAGAAATTGGTTAAGCCGTGGGCCTGCGCACCCTGTAACGTGCTGCCGTTCTGCACGAAAATATCACGCGCATTGCGGATCATTTGCGGCAGTAACTGGTCAGGTGAGCGATCAGGGTTGTTAATACCCATCGCGCTGAACTGCCAGCGCTTTGACAGGTCCATCTGGGCATCACGGATAGCCCCTAACGTCCCCGTCGGGTTGCTCAGCGCACGCTGGTAGTTGATCGCCGTGGAATCAAGAGCGCCAATCGACGTACCGAGGCCGAGAGAGGTAAACCTCTGCGCACTGGCCACAGACGCCAGGCGGTTAATACCAAACAGACCGCCAGCACCCAATACGCCAGTAAACACACCTACGATGCCGCTCCACGTCAACAGGCTGGTAGTGGCGTCTTTGATATGTCCGGCCAGCGATTTGGCATCCTTTGTCGCCGCGTTCAGGAAGCCTTTGGCATTACCGGCATTGCGGCTAAAGTCGCCCTGGTGCTTCCCTGCCTTTTCCAGATTGGTATTCAGGCGATCAATGCCGCTGTTAATCGACAGAATGGCCGCCGCGCCATCGTTAAATGCCTTTGTCAGCGCCTCGGTTTCGGTCCTGGCCTTTGCCGTTTCCTTCCCGGTATCAGCGATGCCCTGAGCGCTGCCGCGCCATTCCTCCGGCAATCCCTTTAACGCAGCCTGATACTCGTTGAACTTTTCAATAAATGCCTGAAACTTCTCATCATTTACATCAATTTCAACTATTGTCTTAGCTGCCATTGAAGCTTCCCCTGTCTTTTAGCGCTGAAATGATGAATCTCTGGCGGTACTGCGCGGGGCTGGAAAACTCCGCGTCGCTGATTTCACGGATCACCCGCCAGAAACCCTCATTAGATGCCCAGTCTAGGAGGGTATGAATGATGTTTCCGGCTGGGCATTCTGGGTCGGGGTATCGGTATCCTGATTCGATATCAGCAAGGAATCGCGGAATTCCGTAACGCTCGATACAGTGAGTTGCCCACCGTACATGCCGATCACCGCCCCCACCGTCGGTGCTATCAGTTCCCGTTTCTGAATGGCAGAGGAAACCATAAAAAAAACGATTTCCCCTTCAACTTCCCGGTACTCGTCCAGCAGGACGATTTGTTGTTTCAGTGCGGTATCAAGCGGAATGACTTTCCATGCGCTGCCGTCGTTGTAGACGACAGACGCCAGCCTTTGCATTTCATCAAGAAGCCCCGGACCCTCCGATGCCCCCTGCTCTTTCAGCTTTTTGCGCAGCATCATCGCGGCCACGCGCGCTGCGCCAATGCCGCCGATTTGAGTGATGAAGTTGTTGAACAGATTACCCAGCAGGAAGCAATGCTCCTCTACCACTTCATACGGGAACGGGAGAACATGCAGATAGACGGGTAACGCACCATCACGATTGATAGTGCTGACCAGGTTTAATTTTTTGTCGATTTTCACGGATTAGATCCACATGTTGTCATTGGTGGTCAGGTAGCCGCCGATGGTGACCACATACCCGGCATCCATACCGTTGAATGGCAGTTCGTTGAAGTTCAGCAGGTAGCAGTTCAGCAGCGTGAAGTTGCCAAACGTCGTGGCGTCCGGGGTGATTACAACCTCACCCAGTGCGGTATCAGTGGCGAAGCGCTGCTGATAGCTGGCCCCGAGTCCTTGCGTTTTCAGTAGGTGAACCGTCACGGTCACCTGCTGGTACGGCGTCTGGCTGCCTACAGTACCGGTCATGGTCGGAATAATGTCAGTAGCGGCGTTATCCGGCCGCATGCTGATCCCGTCTTTACCCAGGTACGATGCGGTGACGTTAAGCGCCGGGACGTCTGTAACAGACAAGGCGCCACGGACGCGATTAAGAAATCCCTGCGGCACTAATGGGTTGCCCATTTTTTACGCCCCTACAAAGTTGGTTACGTTGAGGTTAAAGGTGATGGATTCGAAGCCACGACGCGGGGTCATGATGGCGCTGAGCCCATTGTATTTGCCATCCTGATAATCGGACGGGTTCAGACTGGTGTAGTTGCTGAACGGCACCGCATTGATTACCGCATTCCCGGCATACGTGCCTTTTTCATACTCGGCGTTGAAATCGGACTGGGTCAGTTTGGCGTTGATCACCTGTCCCAGAATCAGACCGTAACTGATGCCAGTACGCAGAGTTTTGAGCGCACGGTTTTGCAGGCGGTCAATGCCAGCCTGCTCGTAGTACAGTGGGTTCACGGTGGTGTTCGAACCGTTGATGATTTCGTTAGCCAGGTCCAGCTCAAGGTTGATCGCGCACCAGGCCACCGAGTACCAGTAGTTAAACGGGTTGCCATCAAGCATATGGCCTGCCACCAGCATTTTATTGCTAAGGCCTCCCTCGGCCGCCGTTCCAACGTAGTTGATATCGTTGTCCTGGAGGTTTTTCAACAGGGTGCTGTTGCCCTCAATCGGGTATTCAGTGACGCCGTACAGGAAGCGGTACGCCATCGGTGGGACCATATTAGAAGAACCGGGGTCGTTCGCCAGAGAGGACTGGAACGCCGTAGCCATTGAAAATTCAGTGGTGGCAATGGCCGGGGCTTCCACGCCTGCAAATACGCTTTTATTACCCGTAGCTTTCCATGCAGCATACGCTGCGATCGTCGTGGTAACGAAGAAGTAAACCAGTGAAGATGGCGACGTATACAGACCAGTCAGCGTCTTGAATGTCGCCTCGGAATCCCACTCGCGCGGCACCAGATAAGAAAAGAACTTCTGATAAGTATTGCCAAGCGAAACATCTTCCGCGATGAAATCAGCTAGCGCTGCGATAGCGTCAGCATTCGAAACCGCGCCAAGCTCCAGCACGTAAACTGCGCGGCTTGTGCCCTGGGACCAGAACGAGTTATTCATCTGAACAATCTCGTTAGCCACCACCGTTTTTACGGATCCCATTGTGGTTGCCGTACCGGGGTTGCTGGTCAACTGATAGGTAAAGGTGTTTGTACCCGTTACGGTCGCAGTGTACGCGCCGTTATAGCCAGTTGGCGCAACGCCAGAGATGAGGACAGGGATCTGTGATCCGTTAGTCCACCCATGTGCAGCGCTCAGCGTGACAGTTACCGTACTGGTTGCCCAGGCGATAGTTGAAATAGCTTTTGCAGGTGCCAGAATGGACGCCAGATCAGTTTTTGCGGTCAGCAACTGATATTCGCCTGCATTCAGCGTAGTGCCGCCAACGGAAATCAGCGCACCGGATTTGAGCAGTTGCGACGGTTTCGGCGGGTTAGTCACCGACACGTTAATATTGACGATCGACATTTATTTCTCCGGGCTGATGGAAGGTATGGAAAATGCCACCAGCTTGCGCGCCACGTTGCGCATCCGTTGCTGGTAGTAGTTAACTTTGAATTTGATGGTCTTTCGCTGGGCGATGATGTTCAACTCGTTTTGCGTGACGCGCTCATCCTGCACAACAGGGATATTCATCACGCCCATTTCAGCGTCATCGCCGAGCGTGTACTGCTGCACGTACCTCAGGAAATCTTCAACCCCGGCATTACGCAGGCCAGTGATGGATATCGTCACATCCTCGGAAACCAGTTGATACTGGTTCTGCTGCTCATCGAGGTAAAAGCTACCGGCGATCGGCGCGGTGTTGCTGCACTTCACCGTTGCATACGGCGGTGACAGGTTCTGCGTCGACAGCATGGCCGGGAACATCGGCATGTACTGGCTCAGCGTCAGCCATACCGGCAATGAGCTCGAAACCACCACATCAGCCAGATCGATGTCATCTGCAGAGTTAATGATCTGCGATCGCATGTAGGGGAAGATTGCCTCCCCTGTGTAGTGGTAGAGGTTGGCCGGTTCATTCAGCCCGGTGCGCCGGGAGAAGGAAAACTGAAGGCCAAAGAACTCGCCGATATACAGGACATCAGATCCGATATCGTTGAACGGGTCGATATCCGCCTGAGCGGTAAACGTCACGACGTTCCGGTCATAGAGCTGCTCATCGTCCTGGATGGTTTCGGTCGTCAGGTGCAGATAGCCCTTAACGTCAACTGTATCCGGCTCGCTGCTGGGGTCGTCTGACAGAACAGAGGCTTTCACCCAGAAGACGAAACCATCGAGGGGCAGCACCTTGCGGATATACTTCGTGAACGTGACCACCTGAAAGCGGCTCAGGTCATCAAGACCCTGCGTCAGCGTGGCGTTAAGCTCTGTTTTTGCAGTCTGCTGCAACTCACTCAGGGAAGGCATTCAGCACCCCGCTTACCCAGGCGCGCATCGCGGCCTGATAGGTTCCGGTATCAATGAATGACGGACGCGGTGGCCCTTTTTTGTTTTTGAATCGCTTGGATATACCCTCCAGCGCGCGGCGCGTAGGCACGCCCGGCAATCCGTTCATTTCGGTGTTGTCGAGGAAGGCGACAAACAGGTCATGGATCCGGGACATCGACTCTGCCAGAGGGTCTTTGGCTGGCGGCGCGCCGGCCATCATGTTTTCAAGCGACGCGGCCATGTCATTCGCCATCAGGTCAGCGATGTCTTTGCTGTACCTGTCGAAAAACGTCTGCATGATCTGGTACTTTTCCTCCAGATACTCGGCGACGTCTCCGGTCGTGGTGTTTTCGTCCTCATACGGGACATCAATCACCCCCAGGTGGAAGGTGATCATGACAGCCCCCACAGGCTGCCGAACTGCTGGGCAATCATCAGGTACCGGCGCCCCCACGGGTCCTGCAACATCTGCAGGTCAGCCAGCGACAGGTCTTTGAAGAAGTCCGGAACCAGGCGCTGAGCGCTGGTTGAGTTATCCCCGGCGCCAGTAATTACGCCAGCCTTGAAATTATTCAGGCCATACTCTTTCCTGAACTCGGCGAATACCGATTCGGTACCGTAGTTGACAAGGAAAGACGCGCCCAGGTTGTACACGGCAACGGTGTACAGATTCGGCGTGACGCACGCGATATCAGGGTTTACCCACTCAACCGCGCCGCCATACGCCAGGGTGAAAGACGGCGAGTCGTCGGGAACCTGCGCGGCGGTCACGCCCATGTCAGTTCGAACGAATTCGATAAATCCCGACAGGCTCGTTGTCATTTTTTCTTGCTCCCGGACTTTTCAGTCACGATTGTTTCGTTAACCGTTGGGGTGTCTTCGCTGTCTTCGCGGCCTTTCGCTTGCTCAGCGCTGACTTCCATCTCGCCGGAATAGCCGGTACCGCTTTCGCGCAGAGAGCTGTCCAAAGCCGCTACGGATGCCTGGCGGCGGCCGTGGGCGCCACGGGTCAGGTGAATATCGTTATCGCGGATTGCTTTTTCGATTACCGACGCTGATACAGGCTTGTTCAGGCTGTAGCACAGGCCGACAAACGCCTGGCTCTGGTCGATTTTGGTCGAGTCAACCAGGCCATAAACCTGGTGATGCTGCACCACTGCATCAACTTCATCAGTTGAGCCATCCAGCACCATCATCTGATCGCCGTGGTTAATCGGGATCTGAATAAGGCGGCCGGTCTCCAGCTTGCGATAGGCGAAAATCTGGCGCTGCTTGGTGGTGTTAGCGATATAGAGTTTCATTGGTTACCCTCGTAAAAAAGCCCCTGCTGAGTCTCCACGGCAGAGGCTTAACCAGATCAAAGAATGGATCAGGCGCTGTACGCCATGGACAGGATGGTGATTGCTTCAGGACGAACTGCCCAGCCTGCGGTGGAGCGCATTTCGGACAGAACATCGATGGCACCACCAGCGATCGGCGTCGGAATCTCACGCGGCGCGGCCATGTCGGTAAACATCAGCGCGTTCGCGGCAAGAGACGGGGTCAGCTTGGCAAATTCGTTGGTGTTCACGGTCGAATTGACCATTGGCACTTCGACCTCAGGGATGGTGATCACTACCGCATCGGTACCGCCAGCGCCTGCGCCGATAAGGGTATCGTCATACACCCAGTCAACCTGGACGTTTGCGCCTTTCAGCACTTCTTTCACCGTGCCGCCGACGGTGTCAGTACCACCACCAGGACGCTGGTAAGAAGTCAGCTGAACGATCTGCTGAATCTCCATGGCACCGAGAACGCGCTGCGGCCCCAGGATAACGACGCGCTGCTGGCGGCCCAGCTGCATGGTGCGGGTCAGTGCGGCCTGTACGTGGCCCAGCAGATATACCGCCATCTGGCCGTGGTCATAGGTCAGCACGGTGGTGTTATTGTTGCTGTCCGGAGGCAAAGACTCGGTAGTCGCGCCAGCGGTGTTCAGCAGGCCTTCACCGCCGGCAGGGTTCATGCCGTACAGCAGAGCAGAGCGCAGCTGCTGGAAAATGCCCTGACGCATGCCCAGGCGCTGAGCTTCCGGCAGTGCAAAGTTCCAGTTACCGGCAGCGGCCATGTCATGGTGATCGTAGATACCACGGCAGCGGAACAGGTAGGTTGGGGTTGAAATCATCTTCGCATCCAGCGCCACGCTCGGCAGTTGGTTACCGTTACCGGACTGACTGGAAGTGGTCTGGGTGCGAATATCCAGGCGGCGCATGTAGACGTACTGATCTCCTACGCCGAGACGGACTTGCGGGTTACCGCTGGCGATGGTTTCAAACGCACCTGACGCCTGCTGGTAACCAATGATCATCTCCGGCGCGATGTACGACGGATTGACGATGGTGTAGCTGGGGGTAATTGCAGCCATTTAATTCAGCTCCCGATTAAAGTAAGACCAGCGCGCAGCTGTCGGTGTTGTTCCAGGTCAGGAAACCAGTCGCGCTGTCATAGCTGACAGTCTTGGAGTTGCCTGATTCGATGGCGAGCACTTTTACCGGCAGCGTGATGTCGGAAAGCGTAACTGCGCCGATGGTGCCCGGCGTGGTTGCAGCGCCGCCTGGTGCAGTTGCCGGTGCATAGGTGAAGGTTGTTGCGTTCACGACTGACAGCACGACCACAGTGCCGTTGTACGCTGCAGGAGCGACGCCACTGATTTTTACGTACTGTCCAGCAGTCAGGCCATGAGCTGAAGCGGTTACTGCTGTCGCCACGCCATTGGCATAGGTCACAGCAGTTGTCGCAATATCAGAACCAGCAAAACCGGCTGCCGCCGCGGTGGTGATCTGGTTGTTCACGAAGTCCCAGGCCAGCGGAGTTTTCACTGAAGCACCATTGGTTCCCAGCGCAACAACCTGCGCAGAGGCTTTCAGCGGCACGCGCATGTTAGAGCCAAGTCGGTAGTACGAAACACTCATGCCGGAGGCGTACAGCGGGACCGGCGACTGCGGAGTGGTCAGGCCGTTGTGAGCCTGATTGAAGACGGTGAAGCCTTCCAGTTCAGCAACAGACACAGCTCGACGGATGAATGACCCGCGCGGGCTTGAACTGGTACCAGGCAGAAGCTCAGCAACCGGCAGACCGCCCCAGAGAGGTTTGGTTTCCGTTGCCGCCACAGTGCCAGCCGCCAGGTTAAAGCGGTTGGCCGGGTCATCGAGCGCCACGCCCTGAATATAACCGTCTGACTGCACACCGAAGGAGCCCAGCGCATTCGTGGTTGCCATCGGGTTAAGAGATAAAGTAGCCATGCTTGAGAGCTCCCGTTAAGCCTGGTTGTTGAAACTGGTGACCTGACGCTTGCCGGACTGGAACGGAGCCCAGGTGGCAGCAGGATCGCCTTCGAAGGTGCTGATCTGGCGACCGGTCGCATCAGCGCGTTTGATTTCGCGCAGCATGCCAGGGCCAACAGACAGGCTTGCCGATTTCTGCGCGTCTGCGTAGATCGTCTTCTCTGCCACGCTCAGCAGCGCTGAGTCAGCGATGGAGGACAGGTCGACGGATTTGAAGTCAGGCGAATGCTCCTGCAACTGGATCATCAGGCGGCGGCGATATGCCAGCGGCTTTTCACCAGACAGTGGCACCGGAGCGCGCTTGCCGAAGCAGGAAAACACGCTATCGGCCTTAACCTGTGCATCGGCGACTTCGTTGCGCTCTTCATCGCTCAACTCGGTTGGGATGCGGGAGCGCAGGTCGGCGATCTGCTGACGCAGTTCAGAATCAGCCTTTTCTTTCGCCATACGTTCTGCCTCTTCCGCGTCGGCCTTCTCTTTGGCTTCTGCGTCTGCTTTTTCTTTCGCGGCTTTCTCTTCCGCGTCAGCTTTGGCTTTCGCCTCTTCGGCCTCTTTTGCCTCAGCATCAGCCTTTTCTTTCTTGGCTGCTTCTTCGGCATCGGCCTTGGCTTTACGGTCTGCTTCTTCTGAGTCAGCCTTAGCCATGCGAGCATCCATGCACTTATTGAATAGCTCTACGAATTTTGCTTCGTCCATCTTCTCAGCCTCGTTTGGAATGGAATCAGATTTAACACCGGTAGGGTCGAGGAGCTTGTCCCAGACGCCTTGTTCACAAATTGCAACGTGGTCCAGCAACACCGGGGAGTCTTCCACCAATAGAGGCTGACCGTCGATTTTGATGATTGCGTTCTGCGGTTCACTGAACGTGACGGTTGGTGAGGTGCTTAACTGCCGGGTAGCCATCATTTCGGCGGCTTCGGCGTCATACACGCGGGCAATCGCCCACACCTCGCCATTATCTGCAACCCAACTGTTGGTCAGGGTGCCGATAACACGTTTTGCGAACTCATCGCTGTCGAGCTTATTTTTCTCCGGGTGCAGCCAGATAAGCGGTACACCGGCCACTCGCTGGAGAAATTCGGGGGTCAAATAGTTTTCCGGGTCGCGGAACGCCATTTGTTGATCTGCGGATCGCCAGGTAACACCTGTTCCGGTTACCCGTATGGCGTACATCCACATGTTGATGAAATACTGCGGGCTGCTTAACGTACCGTCGGCGATAAGTGATGCCACCTGCGTCTCGTTAAGCGGGTTTTGCGCCATCACTTCAGCAAAAGGCTGATGTAGTGGCTTTGGCAGGTTGTCGATGTCAAACCAACCAGCGGCCAGTGATTCATCGTTGATCTGCGGTTCAAACTGAGCGTCAATATCTGCCCGGAAGGTGAGGTAGTCCCCGGCGACGCTGTAGGGCGTCATTGGGCCGTCAAACTGATATCCTGCCTCTTCATTTACTTCGCGCCGCGCTGCGGTGCATGCCATCTCGCCAGGCTCAATCTTGCCTCCTGGTGGACACCATGTCCCGTCGTCTGAGCGCTGGATCAGGAAGATGCTTTTACCCTGCCGGAACATAATGCCGCTGCCAAAAATAGCCACGTTTAATGCTCCTATGCTGCTTTCATGGACTCCAGGAACTTGCGACCCTTCCGGGTAAGCATGTCGTCAGGGATACTGCGGAGGTTGTAGATGTAGGTCGTGTAGCACTCGCAAAAAACCTCTTCGGCAGGCTGTGTGATTTCATCGAGATAACCGGCAGGACCAGGCTTAACATAGCCATTTTTCTGCGCCCAGTTGCCACGAATGAGATAGACCAGCAGGTCTCGCTCCTTGTGATCTACCCGGTAGTGATAGCCAGGTCTGCGCCAGTGGCTGTGCCATTCGGCGGCGATCGCGTTATTGCTGGTTGCGATCACGTTGTCGATGTTGGCGATTAGCTTGTGATTCTGGTCAATCATCACCCGGCGAGCTTCGTAGTCGAGTTGCTCGGCGCTCTTCTGGATATGCCCAGCGGTCTCCAGCATCGTTCCCTGAATGCCGCGAAGCGCGATTGAGTCCGCTGACGGAATGCTGCTGGCCCAGCCACTGAAACGCGATAATGTCGTATCAATGGCTTTCTGGCGATTCAGCTTAATCAGGTCGACGCTGGCCAGAATTCGCCTGTCCAGTTCAGCCCTCAGCTTTGGCTCAAGGTAATTGACTGTGAAGCGCGATAGTCCATGGTGTCGCTTCAGTGCTTCTGCACGTCCTACCTGCACGTCATATGAATGGGTGAGCTTTCGCGTCACCATCTGGACATAATCATCAGCGGTCTCGCCTTCTGCCGCCTGGCGGATAATGGATTGCCAGCGCTCCAGTTCTTCGCGGGATGAATACCCGTTTTTCAGAAAGAACTTAACCGCCTCCCTTACTATGCGTGTGAACTGGCTCATAGCATCATCCCGCCGCCCGGTTCTTCAGCTTTTGGCGGCTCAGGTGGTGGATTATCCCGTAACGAGTCGTAGTCAAGGTCAAGTCGCTGCGGAAACAAATGCTCGTTGGTGTTCGCGTTTTCACACGCCCATTCAATCAGTGTTGCGCGGTTATCCGGGTCCGCCGTGAGTTGCGGAAGTACCACCTCCAGCATGCTGACGATCGCCTTAAAGCGCGTTTCATCAACCTTCACTTTCTCGCTTTCCGGCTCCTTCAGTGAAGACGGCCAGCGGTATTCGAAGTTGTTAATCCACTTCGAAAAGTAAACGCTGTAGGTGTTGTTGATTTCCGGAATGTCCGCCCTAAGAGCGGTGAAAAACTCAATGCTCCAAGCCCGGTACTGGCAGATGCGGATAAAGAAGCTGTAGAGGTTCTCAAGCCACTTACGCAGATCGTCAACGTAAACCGCGACAGATTTGGCGTCCTCAGTACCTTCACCAAACCCCTGAGTGAACGTCTCACTATTCAGGATGATTGCGGGCATGTCGGCGGCAGCGGCGATGTTAGCCAGGATGTGGTTACGTGCCGAATCCAGCGGCTTTTCAAGGTTGCTCAGGTCGATTGACTTAATATCGTCTTCGCCACCTATCTGAAGAACGTCTCCCGTCTTACCGCGCTTCAGCATCATGCGCTTAATGCCGCTGAGCTTCTGCATCATGTTGTTGACGACAGAACTTGGCCCCTTGATTTTGGTAACCAGCAGGCCGCCTTTTACTGCCACCATGTCGTCGGTGCGCATGGTCTGGATAAACGACTTCAGCGGGTACAGAGCGCGCTGGTAAACACTGCGCCCGGTAAACCCGAATGCCGCCGGGTTGTAGGCCAGGTAAATCGGGTCTTCGTTCTGCTGAACCACACAACGTGACTTGTGATACGCCTTGCCCGCTACGGTGATGCCGGAAACCTTCTGGAAATCAGCAGCGTTGGGGTCTTGATTCAGGACAATGCTCCCGGCGGTATTCATCGGGTCGAGAATGTTGAAAGTCACGTTGTGTTTGTACAGGGTGCGGTAATCAAGCGCCGTCGCAGGCTCCTGATTGTCCACCAGCATGGCAACCGCAGATGTGCCATAAATTCGGGCAATACGCGCCGCGTTAGCGATGTGACGATCAGCACCCAGCGCCTTCCATTCACGCTCGAATGCATCGCGCAGGCGTTGCTCAAGGCCAAAGGTCTGCGCAATATGAACCGTGCGCGATTCGTTCATCGCCATTTTTATAGGTCGATCCACCATCTTTCCGCCCAGTGGGTGATACAGGTAGATGGTTTTGCAGGTCTGATAACCGGCGGTCATTCCCGGCTGTATATCGTCGCTGTCGAGGAGCGCGACAAGTTCCGGCGCAGCACTGCCGATTTCGAAATCATCTTCGTTCATTAGGTTTCTCGTCAGAGTGCGTCGCCGCTGCCAAATGCGATGATCAGCCCGTAGGTGTAATCGTCCAGTAGGTCATCGGCGCGCTTGTGTGCGTTTTTGTCAGCGAGGTGGAATCGTGATACCTGCTTGTGCAGGTGGTTGGCGGTTTCGCCTTTGAATACAGCTGTTTTTTCGTAGGCGTAGCGGGATATTTTCGCCAGCCCCCGATAGTGGTAACCGGACGCCATAATGGCGCGCTCGTCTTTGCCTTTGCTGGTCAGCGCGGATTCAATTTTATTGACCGGCCATCCGAGGCTTTCGCCTTTCTGAAGGAGGATGCTGCCCATGCTGGCGTCTTCAATGAAAACACCCAGGCTACCGTTAACAGCTACGCACTGGCCTGAAAGCTCGTTAAGCCGCTCAAATACAGACGGCATCCATGTTTCAAGAAGCGCACCGTCAATCTGAACCACGTCCCAGTCGAGAATGGTCAGGCGCTGCCTGCCGGGTCTGGTGTCCACGGCGTAAAACACAACAGCAGTGCCGTCATGCTCAGTCCCGCCCTTAACCGCCGTATCCAGAACAGCGAATACCGCTTCACACGTTTCAGGGTAATCGACAGGCTGATCCTGATTTTCACCCTCAAACCATTTGCGGACGTCGAACAGCGAAGCAGCGGACCAGTCCACGAATTCAGCCATAAACTCCTGGCGGAACACGCGCGGATCGTTGTTCTCGCGCTCCTTTTTCAGCTCTTCCGGCGGAACGAACGGGTTGGATGACGTCGGCGCATGGTGCTCAATAAAACCCAGCGACTTGTTGTTACAGATGGCGTAGAAAAAGTTCTCCTCGTCCACGCCGTCGGGTGTCGAGAATACGTAAGCCCGGCCTTTCGTCGTCAGCAGGGTGGGCTTAATCGACTTGGGCCATATCTCCTTCAACATCTCAGGGGATTTGGTGAACGCCGCCTCATCGATAAGGATGATTTCGTACTCACGACCACGGCCAGCCAGTTTGTTGTCGTTGGTTACCCAGAAGTCGATTTTCCCGCCATTCTTCAACAACAGGCGCTTTTCCTGTCGGCTGAAACTCTTTTTTAGCGGGAGCAGGGCTTCTTCCAGCTTGTCGTAAATCTCCTGGTACTGACGGTATTCAGCGGTGAAGATACCAACCCGCCCGCCGAGCAGGACATCCATACCGGGTCGCTTAAACTGCGCGGTGGCGTAGGTTACAGCCGCACTGGAAAGCATGAAGGTTTTACCCCAGCGACGGCCACACCGAACCGCGTGAAGCTGATCATCCCACGAATCAGACCAGACCTTTAACTGCCCGTCATGGAGTGTTGGGAGGTAAATATCAGCCATGGTTATCTTCCGGGGATTGGTAAGGCGTTATGAACGACCACAGCGTTATCACTGTCACCGTCTTTAATCAGCCCAATTTCAAGCTCAACTTTCTCGGTGGCTGCGTCTCTGTAGATGGCATCCACATGCATTTTCGCTATTGAGCCTTTTGTGTACTCCAGCGATTCAATGCGGGCGGTATTGCGATGCATGGCTTTCTGAGCAGATGAAATGAGTTCATGCAGGTCTTTGGCTGATTCGCTATCCGCCGTTTCCATCTCAGCCTGCCACCGGCCAATATTTTCGGCGGCGGTCAGGTTGGCGGCCCTCAACCAGAACAACTCATCATCCAGCGTCAGTGCCTGAGCATCTTCCGTTACTGCGTCGGAAAGAAGCATGCGACGACCGTAGCCGCCATGTTTCAGTGCCTGCTGGTTGCCGGGTTTGAATGGGTTTGTCGGAGGTGACCGCCTGGTACCGCGTATCGGTTTCGCGCCTCCGGAAATCGGGGGTTTCTGCGATTCGCTGTTTTCTTCTTGCTTCTTTACGGTGTTGCGAATGGTCTTTGATGGCTTCTGCGAATTCGCAGCTTTCTTCGCACTTCCCTTTTGCGAATTCGCACCATAACTCGTTACCTTGATATAGCGCTTCGCACTTGAGTAATTCAGTCCCTGCGCTTCGCACCAGTCTCTTGGGGAAATGCCGGTTTTGGCATGCTCGGACAGGAACCGTTTTTGGAGGTCTCCCCAGTCCGGTTTTGCCATGTTGAATCACCTGCTGTTTGACATTATCGGAGCCACTTGGTGAATGGCTCCTGTAATGCCGTCAGTCTTTCAGAAATTCTTCGGTTGTGAACCCGGTTTCACCCGTGTAAAGAGCGGCACTGGTAGGGTCGATAACAATGATGGCATGCGGGTTGGAGTTGTCGTTCAGCCACTGGATGAGTGGGAGAGTGATAAGCTCGAAGCTTTCCTGCTTTGGCAGCTCAGGCGTTTCATGGTTTGCTGACTTTAGTTCTTCTTCGCAAACCGGAGTACAAACCATACTGTCGATACCGCAAGTGCGGATGGACATGGTTTCCAAAGTGCCGGGGGCAGTGAATAGCTCAATAACGAATTCAGCGCCAGGGCGAAAACGAGGTTTGTCTGTTGCGTAGCCTTCGAAAACCTGCACCTTGTTAATTCCTCCACCTGCCATAATGAGGGATGACTGATGATGCTGAAATAGCTTCACATGCCAGTACAAAATTTTACTCATCTTGATTTCCTTTTAGGTGTGAGCCTGTCGCACGGGAAAGCCGCCAGAGAGAAACGGTTTCCCCAGGCTCACGACTGAAAGACTCTCTTGTTTTGCGCGTGCGATGCGCGGACATTCCCGGCGCGGTGCCGGGTATTGGTATTATTGAAGGTGCAGCGGTCGCCACCATCTCACGATGTTGCTTAGCCACTTACGGCTTACCCGTCAGCAAGATGTGATCACCATCCTTGCGGGGTTACACAAATCATTATCAAGCCCACCAGGAGATGAGCTTTGTAATGAAGAGCCGTTGTGAAAGTGGCTCTCAAAGGACATTTCTGTCCTTAGGTGCTAGTCAGTAAAAATCAGCTTCGGCTGTGTTAACGAGAGGATCTGATCAAACTCCAGCGCGAGTAGTTTCTTCTCTCGCTTTCTGGCATTCATCATCTTGCTCCCTATGCGCGCCTTTACCTCTGACTTCGCAACCTTCAGTGCGTGTCGGTGCTGGGCCTGCTCGCCCATTTCATGCCAGCGCGTAAGTTGATCTGCCATCCAGTTAAACGCCTGAATGTATCGAACCTTTATTAGCGTGGCCGCCGCACCAGTGAAGCCCATTACGACCAGCATATAGCCGTCTTTAGTCAGCTTGAACATTGGCTGGGCTTCACCATTTTTATCAATGAAATCAGCCTCCTCAAAATTGAGGGCGGCGAATTCAGGCGGGCATTCTTCTCTTACTTGTCTTATTTTTCTCAATACGTTGTCATGGCGCTTGCCGAAGTAATCAGCAATCTTCTGGCTTGTCGTAAATGCCTTGCCCTGAATTGCCATAACCATTTTTGAGAAGTCGAACTCTTGAACTAAGACTGCATCATTCATCGCGTACTCCGTACTTGTGAGATGAACCTTTGCCGAAATGAAACGCCAGCCCACCGAAGGCTCGCCAGCACTAAACTGACGTCTCCAAAGGCTCATTTCACAGGTTAGGGTTCGGTGTCATTATGCATATCAACGGATAGCCAATCAGGAACTGACGGGAATCCGTTCATGATGCTCTGCCATTTCGGGTGGCAGTTCTTCTTGGGGTTTGTCATGCCCCAATAAAAAAGCCCCGCATTTGCGAGGCTCGTTTTATTTCACGGCGTTGTAGTACGCCTGCCAGCGGTACTTATCAAGTCGCAACTGGCGCATGCACTCCGCCGTCTCGACGTCCGCTTGCAGGTCTGTGTCACTATCGGTACCTGCATCACTTGCCCTGCACGGTGACTCCATCAAATCCGCTGATGGAGTTGGCAGCGTCGATGGCACGCTGACGCAACCGAACAGACTCATCATCAAACTGGCACACAGTACGGTTCGGATCCTGTACATATTTCACCACGTCACGGGTTATTGTTTTGTAGATGATCCGGCCTTCATCGCTCGCCTGAGCCGCTTTCTGCTCTACAGGCTGAATAGCCTTTTCTGCTTTAGCGCGCTTATCGGCGGCAAGGGTGTTGATATGGTCTGCGTGAGCGTTCCAGCCGGATCGCCAACTAAACAGGCCTGTGATACAGCAGAGCACGGCACAAAGAGCAATCACGTAGCGGATTTTCATTTATCGAGTCCCCAGCAAGCCAGCGCGCTCTCCTGGTCACGTCGCTCCACCTGCCCGTAACATCCGTTCTTCTGGCCTTTAGTTAAGCGGCAGTCTTTCCCGCCATCACGGATCCACCACCTGATCGCTTCACAAGCACCTTTTCGATCACCGGCATTGATGCGCTTGTAGAACGTCGAGGGGAAGCACTTGCCCGGACCGATGTTATACGGACAAAAGGACGCGATGCCGGCTTTCTGTGGCTCAGTCAGCGGAACGTGAATATTTCGGTCCACCCATGCCAGAGCTTTATTGCGCTCAGCAGCATTCACCTGGTCACATTTGGCCTGCGTCAGCTTCATACCCTGACGAATCGGCTTGCCATCCACCAGCGTGGCACCACGGCAAATTGTCCAGATACCTGAACCGTCACGGTAGGCGGTCAGGCTGTTGCCTTCTTTCTCGTCGAGGAACTGGTCGAGGATTACTGTTGCAGATGCGCCAGAAAGAATGAGTCCAAGCACAGCGGCGCTAAGCTTATTTCGCGATGCCATGCTATTGCTCCAGTGGCTGGATTGCCGCGTCAATTTCTTTAGTGACTTTCGCCGCTTCAGGAATGTTTGACACATCCCCACTGGCGTAGGCTGCCTTGAGTATCTCTGTCCGCTTACGGTCTTCCTCAATAGCAGCTTTGTTTTTCCTGTCATTTGATCGGTAGGTTAGCCATGCGAATAACGCAGACACCACCGCGCCGAACGCAAACAGCACATCCTGCAATGTCAGCATGGTCAGAAATCCTGTTATTGAAGACCAGAAATACGACCAAAAGCCGTTGTTTGTATTCATGCGATACATTCCACACCTCCAGTTATCAGGGGGTGCTGTGCGAGTCATAGGAAAGCGCCTCATCCAGTGCGGTAAGGGATAAGTGATTAGCTGTCTGGATGGGCGCGAATAAAAAAGACAGCGGCGATGCTGGCAATATGAGGGTAGTGCGTTGAGCTTTCGCTCTTATGGTCCTGGTAGGTATCCAGATACGAAAAAGCCCCAGCGATTAACCGGGGCTATTTTGTGTAATTCGGTCGACAACCAAAGCTATGGCGACGATATCAGATTTATATGAAATATATGCTTTTCAATCCAGTTTTGCAAGACTTACGTCTAAATTTGTCGCCTTTTGTTGTGAACGTGATCGCGTTACTTGCAATAAAGCACTGCTATCAAGGCGCATGAATGTGCGTTTCATCTCCAGCCACCGGTCAGTAAATGTCTCAGACCAGTTCTTTGCGGTTACACCGACCAGTTCAGCCAGCTGCTTGTATTCGTAAGTCTCCCGCCCGGCCAGTTCAGCTTTCACATCCTGCGCAGCCAGCCATATCAGAGCCTTCAGCCTGTCCATCGTCTTGCTGGCCACCTTCTTCACGCCCAGTTGTGCCCTGAACTCACCCCACGCCCACTGGGTGATTGCCACCTGGTTCTCCCAGCGTACGTTCTCGCTGTAGTTCCAGAGCAGCCATGCCTTCTGATGCTCATCGAGAGACAGCACAGCACGACGCCATGACGAGGTGCAGAATTCGACATGATTCACCAGGGGAATGTGTGAGCCTTTAGCGCGTGACTGCTGGCCGGGGATCGGAGGATTGGACGGATTAACCATGCGCCCCGTAACCGGATCGGCAACCTTTCTCCGTCCTCTGCTTCGGGATGTAGCCTGAAACATCGCATTCTCAGCAAAGGCTACCAACTGGCCTTTAGTCGCCCCGCTCAGGTCGGCGGTCGCCACAATCAGTTGTTGACGGACAAACTCAAGATATTGGGTATTCATGCTGGCATCTCCTGCTTCTGTTTCGTCTTTGCCCTGCGGCGCTCACTGTTGCGGATGATCTGCTGTGCTGTGTCGTCTCCACCGCGTGGGTGTCGGTACGGAAGATATGCCCGAAGAAGACAGCCTCTCTCATATTTTTCGAATGATTGTCTGTTCACGCCGCTTCCTCCTGCTTCATTGCCTTAAGCTTTGCCCGGTATTCATCGCGGATACGGATATAGTCTTCACGTCGATAGTTGGTCATTTCGTGGGGACCATTCAGCCAGTCCACATAGTCCTGACCATAACGAGCGATCAAGCCAGCCTCGTAATGCTGTGCGACCGTTGCTTCTTTCCCGCTGTACTGACCTGATCCGGCATTACAGGATTTGCATTGCTTATGGGCATTCCACTCCTCGAAACGCAACTCTGGATGAGCGCCTACTGTCTTGAAGTGTCCGCAGTCCCACTGGCCGCCATGCAGATCGGGTGGGTTTGTCTGTCCACAGCTAATGCATGGCAGTTCAGAATCCCTGGCGCGGATAAATGCATTGAATGCCTTTTGAGCCTGAGCTTTGTAGTAACTGGTAGGCCTTAGCTCTGCCAGCCTTGCCTTGCGACGCTGACGCCCTTCCTTCTCCGCTTCATGCTGTTCCCTGATGCGCTTAGCCTGGGCTTTCACCTTCTCTTTGGTGCGCAGTTCGAGAGCGTAGATAGCGCCGTGCTCAGGGCAGCACCACCACACGTTTTCAAACGTGGCGATGAATTTCTCTTTGCAGATTTTGCAGGTGCGGCGGGTTGGCTTATGCATGGTCACCATCCTGCACCTGAACCAGCGTTAGGTTCCCGCAGAATACGGCACCGGTATCGATTGGCGTAACTGAGAGGACGGCGCGCCGGGGTATGACCGAAGATGAACAGATCAGCGCCAGTGATTTCAGAGATGATGCCATCCTGTGCATCACTGATTCGCTCACGATTCCAGATCACCATTTCTTCTGGTACTGGTTTATCGAATGCATACTCGTTGTGCGGGTAGTCTGCGTGGCAGATAACGACTTTCTTGTCGCCGGTCACCAGTTCGATGATCAGTGGCAACTCGGCAGCTTTATGAACCAATGCTTTTGCCAGAATCTCTTTGTCATAATCAAGGTTGAAGAACCACCCGCCGCCGTTAACCAGCCAGTGATTTACATTTCCATGTGGTGACAGGCCATCAATCATCATTTGCTCGTGGTTCCCACGAACCGCACGGAACCAGGGCATTGTGATTAACTCCAGACACTCGACGTTTTCAGAGCCGCGGTCTACCAGGTCACCAACAGAGATCAACAGGTCTTGTGCTGGGTCGAACTTCAACTCATCCAGCTTGCTCATCAGGTTGGTATAGCAACCATGCAGATCACCGACCACCCATACATCGCGGAAGTCCGAACCGTTTACGCGCTGATAAATACTCATGAGCTTTTTCTCCGGGCGGCACGGCGCAGCCACATGACATCAGCCAGGTGAGCCGTATAGTTGAAAGTGACAATTTCGGATGGGTTGATAGCCTGCTTGCGCTTACGGCGAGCAGGTACGCGGAAGATGCCGCGCTCCATGACTTTAGCGAGAGGTGTCATCATGCCTCCTGCTTGTCGCGCAGTGACTGGAACTCACTGCTCTCAGGGATAGGCAGGTGGCAGCCGATGTTCATCGCCCATGCTTCGACTTTGCACAGGAAGATATGCATCTCGCCGGTTTCCAGCTTCGAGGTATGGCGCAGTGACTGAACGGATGTAACCTCTCCAGTAACGACGTCAACGCGCTCTGTGGTTTCATAGCCAAGATAGGTATGCTTCAGCGCGTCCTTCACCCACTCCGGGGTAGCGAAGGACTTGCCGCGCTTGATGAGGTATGCGCTGATCTCCTCGTACCAAACGTGGCTAAGGCTATTCTGCGAAAGGCTGCGTTTCTCACGCCACGGCTTGAGCTGAAGCCGGAAGCATTGCCCGTCGTTCAGGAGTGGGTGAAGCTGCTGGGTGATAGCATTCAGGTTGCCACGATGTAGCTTGATGCCGTCTTTTGGGAGAATCATACGCCACCTCCGAGAGGTAACGCAGAATGCAGAAAACCCTCAGCATTAGATAACGCTGATGGCATATGGTAGGTCGTACTCTTTGTGTTTCGCATCTAATTTCCCAATCAGATGCAGAGGTCACAGCCGGGTGCTCAATCCGACTGCGACATAATTATAACACTAATTTTTAGAGTGGGTAATGTTGCTTGACGTTGCGGCTACTTATTTCGTGGTGGCTCTGCAAGTGGCATCCAGTGAGTTATGTCTGCTGATGTATCAACCCATGCACCACAAGGTTCAGGTAGTGCGCCGATTGCGTAGTGAGCGATAAACACATCATCTCCAGCGAATACCTGCACCTCAACGTCTTCATACAGGCAGTTTTCGTATGGAGTTAAAGGCATCCTCTCGCTTACCGGAATCCATGCATCAGGAGTTACCGGAGAGTTGCCAGCCTGAGCAGTCGGCGTGTTCATGTGGTTATTCCATGAGCCAACTTCGTCCAGTTGTTCGGAATTACCGAACGACTGAAGCATGGCAGCGAGACAAGCGTTCCAACCTTCAGCGAAATTCTTCGCATCATGCCAGTTTGTTTGTACTCTTGGATAAGCCATTTCAACCGTCATTTTATCCGGGGAAATCGGCGTTATCGGGGTGGTATAGAGCAGAACATCGCCGGGTTCAGCGTATGACGTAGCCCATACATGCCCGTCACACCCGTCAGCTAGGTAATCAAGGTTTGCTCGGTCAATGCACGCTACTGGCTCTATATTCGTTGTCGCTATTACCCCATCAATCACCTTCACAGCATCATCCATTGCGTAGCCGAGATTACCGCCGTCGCTTTGTACGGATGCTTTGCTGAGTATTTCGCGTATCTGGCGCAGGCGTTCGAGTGATACAGGACCGTGAGCCGGGTGGTTGTTAGTTGTCATGGGTTAGTCCTCTACCTTGTTTCCGCAATGCGGGCAGTAATTGAACTTACAGGCGAATCCAGGATGCGGAACGGCAAAGCGTTTGGTTTTCTCGTTCCAGTCAGCAATTACGATTTCAAAATTTGCGACCGCATTATCCCAGTCACCTGAAAGAACTGGCTGCGATCCAATCAGGCCGACAATACAGCGATTACATTTTTCCACTGACTCACTCCCACTTCACGCCAATGCCAGCGGCTCGGATTGCGTCGTAGCATTTCTGCCACATTCGATTCGCGAATCCGGCGTTAATATCAATTTGCGAATCAGTGCCGTTATCATGCTCTTTTGGCGGCAGAGTCACTGTCCGCGCCTCCAGTTCTGCTATGCGCTTCTCTGCGTCATCAAGCTCACTGGTGCTTTGTGCTCTGTCTGTGGCCCATCGCTCTAGTGTTGAGTTAAGTTCAGCGTTTCGTCTGTCTGCGGCTTCCATCTCATCCAGCAGCGCCAGCACGGTCTCGGAGTGAATATCCATATTGAATACGCCATGCTCTTGGGCTTTCTCTGCTGTTTGGCGCAGCGCCTGTTTGTTGAGTGCTGTCATTGGGCTGACTCCTGTTCGACTTGGGTAAAGAAGGTGGCAAAGCAATGCGGGCAGCCCAGCGTTTCCATCCCGTACTTATTTTTTTTCACTACAACCAGTTCAGGTCGTGTGGAGATTTTTTTACAGCGGCGGCACTTCATGGATTTGCTCATAGCGCGGCTCCTTTGCACATGTCGTGCATTTCCTGAAGAGTCTGCATATCGACAAGGTCACGGTCTGGCATCTGCGTGTCGTTGTACTTGCTGTAAACCAGGCTGGATTCGCATACCAGCTCCATTGCTTTTGATGACAGCTCCCTGCACTTGCTCTCGGCGTTAGCGAGCTGTACTGCCATGTCTGTGAGATTTTGCTCGATCACGGAGTAATCTCCGTGGGTAACAAAGGCTCCTGCGCTTGTCTCGACAACAGCCATTCTGCCCTTGAAGACTTCCTTCATGTCATAACGTTTAACGCTCATATTCTTTCGGCTCCGTGATTTTCATGGAAGCCATACTTAATTTCCGCTAACTCTCGTGCGGCTATAGCATCACTTTTTTCTCTGAAAGTTCCGATGTTAATTAACTTGTCATCAACCCTTATCTTTGCCGACCATTTACGGGAGTCCTTTCGCCAGTAAACGCCTATTCTCCCAGATGAATTGTCTTTTCTGAGTGAGGTGTTCCGGTTATTTCCAGATCCAGTGACAAGTCGGAGATTGGAAATTCTATTGTCGTTTCTTACATGATTTATATGGTCTATCTGGAATCCTTCAGGTATGTCTCCGTTATGCATCACCCATACAATTCGGTGAGCCATCGTCAAACGACCACGGATTTTCACTTGCAAGTACCCCCTTCCATTGTCACTACCAGCAAGCCTGTTCTTTTTTCCTTTCGGTCCGGCATTTTTCTTCCAGAATAAAGCGCCGTCACGGTAATCAAGGATTGAATTTAGATACTAAGCTTCGATAATTTCCCGGGTGTTACGTGCTTCTTTGAAACTCATACGTCTGCTCCTTTGGCATAACGCTTTCCAGTTGAAGGCTTGCTGGTTGAAATCATGCGGGCCTCATCCTGATCACATGGCATGAAGTGACCGTTAACGAATCTCTGGTAAACAGTTCCGAGCGAGCCAAAACGGTTTTTGGTAACGATGATTTCTGCAAATTTCGCCGCGGGGCTATGCTCGTCGTATACCGCCTCTCGATAGAGCATGATGATGCAGTCAGCGTCCTGCTCTACGCTTCCTGAGTCGCGCAAATCTGCGTTAACCGGTCGCTTGTTAGGCCGCTTCTCAACTTCACGTGAAAGCTGGCTGAGAGAGATAACTGGCGTCTTCAGGTCTTTAGCCATCGCCTTCAGACTGCCGGAGATGTGCGCTATAGCCAGGTCATTTCGTTCTGCTTTCGGCTTATCAATCAGGCCAAGGTAGTCAACCATGATTAGTGATAGCGCCGGGTTTTCCTGTTTGTGGCGTTCGGCAATGCTCCTGATTTCTTCGACTGTCAGCTTTGACGCGTCAACCATCCAGACATCAAGGTCTTTCAGATGGCATATGGCGTTGTAAACTCTCGCCCATCCTTCGTCGTCCATGTTTGCCGGGTTGCGCAGAACACTGACAGACATGTTTTCTCGCCCTGCTATGCTTCGCTCGGCGATCTGCAGGTTGCTCATCTCCATGCTGAAAATCAGCACCCCGCGCAAGGTGTCAGTCCCCGGCAGTGGTCGACTCGCCACGCCTTCAGCAATTTTCAGCGAAAGTTCCGTTTTACCCATACCAGGACGGGCAGCGATAATCACCAAATCCTCAGCGTTCATTCCGCCGGTAATCGCATCCAGTTCGTCGATACCGGTTTTCATGGTGTCCGACTCTTCACCGTTTTTAAGCCTGTTCTCCAGCGTTTCGGCATAGTCATTCAGGACTTCACCTAACCGAACTGGCTTAACCTCGCCTTTTGGCTTCCTGATGGTGCTCAGACGACGCATAAGCTCGTCCATTGCCGATGCTGCACCGTCCAGCGTTCCGTTGCTCACATCGCCGCGTAGCTCGTCTATGGCATGCAGGAACAATCGGCGCTGATGCTGGTCTGCCAGCATATCTGCGTAACCAGTCAGGTTTGCAGCGCTAGGGCATGCTCTGGCAGTCATCATCACATCGGTAGCATGCTGATCCCCGCATTCCTCAGCGACCATCAGAGCGTCAATCAGTTTGTGATTTCTGGCTTGCTTGCGGATCACCTCAAAGGCTTTCCGGTAGAGTGGAATGGTGAACGCTTCAGCATCAATCCTGGCGAGAACGTCAGTTGCCGCAGGGGTAAGTCCGCCGAGAAGTAAGCCGCCAATCACGCTGGCCTCGATATCCTGTCTCATAGTGTTCCCTCACGAATTGCCACCAGAACTTTCGGGCGAAGCAGGTAATCAAAATTTGCTACCCAGTCACGATCGTTATCACCGAAATGGAATGGCCGGGCAGCTGCCATGAACGCTTTCACGTAGGCGCGGAATCCGTCGATGTTCTTGGTAGCGAGAGAGTTAACCAGTTTACGGATTTTGCGCTGGCGTTCTTCGTTGGCCTCGACAGCGTGAGGCAGTCGGTCGCCGACAATCTCGTTGTAGGTGGAGAGATACTCGTCGTAATCGAACTTCACTGGTTTTCGCTTTTCAGGTTTAACCAGTTCGCGGTCATCGCCAGATGACTGTGTGTTTTCTTTCTTTTCTTTCTTTTGAATAGTTTCTTTTGTGTTTAGCCGAGTTGGCTTATGCCCATTAGCTAAGTTGGCTAATGTTTTATTAGCTGTTTTGGCTAATGATTCGCTAACTTGGCTAATCTCAAAATTCCACTCAGAAATCACCTTGTTTACGCCAATTGCCTGACCGTTTGTCACGATGATGTTCATGGCGATCATCTCGTTCTTGGCCTTACAAACATGCGTGTGGTGAATACCGGTCATCATCGCTATCTGAGTATTGGTAATGCGGTCGAACTTTTTACCGAACCCGTAAGTTTTGCGAATCACCGCCAGAACAACCTTCAGCTGGCGAGCCGTTAAATCGGCAGCCATAACCGCTTCCAGCAGCTCGTTAGCGATGCGGGTATACCCATCATCGAGATCTGCCACCTGACGCTCCACGGCCTCCAGTGATGGCCTGTAGTCTGCTAATTGCTTAACGACGCCCATGCTTCACCCCTGCCTTAGCCATTGCGATACGAATAACGCCAACAAGACGCTCTGCGAACGCCTTATTTTTAGAAGCAGCAACGACCAAACCATCTGGTGAATCAGGGTGTCGAATCTCTTCTTTTTCCTGGTACTTTTTGCGTTTAGCCATTAAAATGACTCCTGTAAATTGCTTTAAAAATCCATCGTGATTTGGTCTGATCGCTCGGTTGCCGCCGGGCGATTTTTCTTTGTGAGCACCGCAGCTACTTCTCTTGCCAACCGCGCCATATCGTCATCAACGACACCCCATTCCAGAACTGCCAACAGCATTGCCATCTTCGGCAGCCACGTTTCTTTCCAGCGGGTTATCTGCGCTTTATCAACGCCGATCTCTTTAGCTACGTTGTTGCCACCTTTCATGGCGATTTGGTTAAGCAACCAGGACAAAATGCGCTGTGCATTGACCTTGTTGCGGTTAATTGAGTTTTCCATTTGTTATATTCCTTTGGTGTCAAATAGTTAAAAGGCCAATGCGCAGAAACGCATAGCCATAAGACTTGTTGTTTTGAATCGCCCTTTTTCAGGGCTTAGATGTGATAAGAGCGGGTGTTGCTTAGGCTGCCATATACCGATGCGGATAGAGAATCTGCATCTCTGAGATCTTCCCTTCGAAGAACTTGGATAGCTTTTCAGCTGTCTCCAGAGATGTAACCTGCATACCGCGTTCAATTCGGCTCAGGTTTCCTACATCAATTTCTGTCATTTTGGAAACTTCAGAAATTGTCAGACCTTTCTCTACGCGCATTTTTCTAAGTGGTGTACACATATTGCACCTCCATAATGCGTTAGACGCATATTAATCCATCCGCAAATTTTGCGCAAGGCGCTTTGCGAAGGACGCATAAATGTTTTCTAATGAAGATATGAAAGTAGGTGAAAAGATAAGACTTCTTAGGAAGAAAAATAAATACACATTGAATGAGATGGCGCTTCTTGTAGATAGCGACGTCGGTAACCTTTCACGCCTTGAGCGTGGGATTCAAGGGTATAGTGATCAGCTCCTAAGAAAAATAGCGAAAGCTCTCGATGTTCCTGTAGCTGTACTATTCTCTTCCGATGACGAGGAAAATACTGTAGATTCATACAGTATAGATTCCCTAAACAGTCGAGAGGAAAAGGATGTGTATAGGGTTGATGTTCTTAACGTTTCCGCCAGCGCAGGCAATGGCTCGCCATCAAAAGATATTGTGGAGGTTGTCAGATCAATTGAGTATGACGTTGACCAGGCTAAGTCTATATTTGGCAGCATCCCTCAAAAATCGGTGAAGCTTATCAACGTTCGCGGCGATAGCATGCAGGGAACCATTGAACCGGGCGATTTGATTTTTGTCGATATCAGAGTCAATTACTTCGATGGCGATGGTATTTACGTTTTTGATTTCAATGGTGACACTTTCGTCAAACGTCTTCAAAAAGTTAAAAATGATCTGTTCGTGATTTCGGACAATCCAAAGTATAGAGAGTGGAGCATAAGCCCTGAAGAAGCTGCGATGCTTCACGTGTCTGGTAGAGTAATGCTAAGTCAGTCACAGCAGTTCCGCAGACACGGTTAACACAAAATCTCATACCAACAACCCGCTCCGGCGGGTTTTTTTGTGCCTTAAGCAATATCAGTAAATTTTTTTATTCCTTTTGAATCATACGCATAAATTAATTTAAAGCGTAAACCCCCTTTTTGCTATAAATATGCGCTTGACGCATTTGCGCATAACGCATACATTAAACCCATCAGCAGGACGCACTACTCACCAGGACGGTGAAGCTCTTAAAAATCTGGCCCTGAAGAAGGGCA